GTCACTGTATTTATTACACTCGTGAATGTGTCCATTGTATTCTAACGCATAACCGTTACGGAACTTAAATGGGTTACCGGTACCTTTTGTGCTATTTATCATCATCATTTAGAAAATTACTTGTTTTAACAAGCTTACACATTTGCTTAATCTAACACAGAAAGCAAATGTCCGCAATCATTACTATTAAATTTAGTTTCTGATTTGAGGAACATAGTAAACTAATAATCGTTCATGAACAGTGATTTGGCATGTTTTTTGAGTATGGATGCAATACTGTTTTTACTAACGATTTTATCAGTACACACTTGATTATAAGGAAGTCCTGCGTTATCATCTTAATCAAGGCTTAATTACACCATTTGGAGATATTATTTTCGATTGAATGGAGAATTAATAGGCATGGCTGAGCCTGTTTTCAGTACCCTTTGAGGATCTCTAATAAAATCACACTAATCACTGACGAATAGTTTGGACAAGAAATTCGATTGCGTAATTGGTCCTTCACAAAAATCAGTAGGTAATTAACCTAACCCACAAATGTTTTACTTATGACCTATTATTTTTAAGTAATTATCAGCATCATGTAACTTTTCTTCACATTTGCATAACAGATCATCACCAGAAACAAACAATTAAAAAGAACCGACTTATCTTGTTTCGTGTCTAGCAAAAAGGTTATAAAAGTAAACACGTACAGTATTAAATAAGGTTGTTCTAGTAGGGTGCCCAGAAAAGACTGTTCCATGAAATGTCCCATACAGACCTTGTTTTGTGTAAAATTAACAATCTAATTACATAAGGGATTCAACGATTGTGTCATGGAACGCAGGTGGCATCACAGAGAATTACAAAAACAATTTCAGAAATCTTCTGAAACACTCATTATCAACAATATCTATTAGTTCTGCATATTAGTGGGCATCGTGAGAACCTCCATCATAAGAATAAGTATTGTCATATTCGTATTTTTTCAAAATTTCTTAAATTTCTACATTAGAGTAACCAGATATGAAGCTATCTCCCATCATAAATGGTTATTTAAATAGTTTTATAAAAAATCTGGCAATCCATGATCCTATGACCTTCATTTCGGCACATGGATTAAATATTAATCGAGGTCTTGCATCTGGGTCTGTATGCAATTCATTTGATTTGACCATGACTTCGAATTTTGTAGAAATCTTGTTGATCCTCAAGAAATTTCTTAGTCCGCTTTAATACATGGTTCATTTTTGAGAATCAACGGTAGTCAAATAGGAGCTCATCAGATACTGAGGAGCATTCTCTATAATATATTACATTATCATATCTGACCTTTCATCAAACCAGCGATTAACAAATTTGGAAAATTTGTTCAAAATTATGGGTTCTGGTTTCTCCTGAGACGCTACTTATCTGATACGTAATGCTGCTTCAATGTTGTGAGAACAACTAGCGAAATGTATAAGTAGGGAATTAGGGTCTGATAATCAATAATAAGCGCAATTGTCTTAACAGTTTTAAGATGGTACTAATTTGTCCACTCAACACTTCCAGTAGTCATTTTCCCAAGCAGCAACATGTCACTTGGTTGTTTCGAGATCGTAGCAAGTTGGCATTAGAACGGGTAATTCCGTAGAATTTTCGAGTCACACTTAACGAAGTTGTTCTTTTTATTCTTTATTTAATTTAGTCGATTTGTCAAACTTCATCAAACTAGCAACATAAACATCTTGATGAGAATATGTTATTGCACGATCCAAAATGTTAAATCCTCCTCTACCATTCTAAAATAAGTTAGAATTAATCCTCTATTTCATTGACAGATTACTCTTGTATTTCATATATTTGAATGTCAAAAAACTAGTGACACCTGCCACAAAGGGAGCTAACACATGCTAAGCTCCTCTTATTAAAATTTTCTTAAATAATCAGTATACTTAAGACTTCCCTTTATTAATAGCTTAATTCTGGACCTCATTTGTTATATCATTAACTATAATTCCTCCTTTTACATTGAAAGGCATGGGCCCAGAAAACATTTCTAATCCCACAAGTTCGGATTTCAATGATATCTATTCCACCCTTGGCAGTTCTGGAACAAACTACTTGTACCACGGCAATCCACCACGATAAAGTTTTATCAGAAGATAAGTCGCTACTCCTAACAATCCTGCCACAACAATAGGTTTCCATGTCATCTTTTGATTTTCAAAAATGGGAATAGCCATATCCATATTTGAAAACCGAGTATGATAATCTTTAACCTACTATTATACCCAATACTCCACTTTAAATTCTTTCGTCCATCTTAAATAAATACTCTTAATGTCCTCACTTATACCCCTCTTAGCATACAATTTATTAATTTGAGTATCATATAATCGAAATGCAGAGTTCACTGATCTCATGAACGTAGGAGCATCAGTAGCTGAAAATGAAAGGTATTATTTCAAATATGTTTCGTAATAACTACAATAAAATTTAGGAAAGATTATGACATGACTACCTCCTACCTCCGAAATATGGCCTGTGAAACGGGTTTTAAAGGAATCAACAGTTTATTAATGCATAACTTACATTTCTTATAATGGTAAATGTTAAATAAAATCACCACTTGACACAAAATTCTCTATTTCTCTTTCAGTTTTGAGATTTCGCAATACGAATGAGCTATAGAAGATTTAATCTCCTAAAGGTATTCACCTAGAGCAAGTTGAAGAGAAATAATATTCTTAATCTTTTACAATTCCTTTGAAGAAACCCTCTCACAGCCTAATCCATTTGTTTTTATAGACTCTAGGATTCGAACATACTTACATTTATATAAAACCATCCACATCGATTCTCACTATACCCTCATTATCTATCAAGTTATATATTCCCAC